GATGACAGCAGAAGATGGACTTACGTTCCTGATGCAACTATTTCAAATAGTATTGTAGCTGGAACTAAAGGTTTCCTTGATATTAAAGGTATCTACTATCAGTCTGGTGATTTTGCAACTGGTGGTGTTGTATTCTTTGATGACACTGGTCTTCAGAGATCAACTAATGCTGTTGCATCTCCAGTAATTACCTCCAAGCAGATCTTGACTGCTATCACTAAGAATACTTTGACTCTTGGTGCAAATATTACCGCAGCAACTGGTGATATTGTCAGACAAGATAGCACTGGTGCATATGGTATTGTTGAATCTGGCGTTACAAATAGCAGTACTGTTAATTTGATCGGTGTTGAAGGTACATTCAATACTTCCAACAACTTAAGAAGAGAAGGTCAAAGTGGCGCAATCGCTAACCTTGCTTCAGTTCCCAGTAACGTTGCAGTAATATATACTAATAAGCCCCACTGGACTTCAACTATGGATGGGGGTACATTCTGAGGTAATTAATGGAAAATCAAAGTGAAGTGGATGTTAATGTTCTGATTAAAATATACAATTCTAAATTAGCAGCAGTATCAAATCAAAATGTTCTTCTTGAGGCAAAGTTAGCAACTCTGTCTCAAGATTTTCAAGAACAAATGGATGCCCTGCTTCAAGAAAATGCAGACCTCAAAGCAAAATTAGAAGGTTAATATGGCAAAACCATCAACTAGGCAAGGATTGATAGATTACTGTTTGCGTCAACTTGGTGCTCCAGTGTTGGAAATCAACGTGGACGATGATCAAATTGATGATCTAGTTGATGATGCAATTCAATATTTCAACGAACGTCATTTTGACGGTGTTGAAAAGATGTATCTTAAATATAAAATTACTCAAGAAGATATTGATAGAGGAATAGGAGCACAATCTTCTGGTGTTAAAACAGTTGATCCTACTGGAGGAGTAGGCATCATAACTACGACTGCAACGTCCGTTGGAGTTGCAGCAACGACATTCAATTTTTACGAAAATTCCAATTACATTCAAGTTCCAGATTCTGTGATTGGAGTTGAGAAAATTTTTAAATTTGATACCAGTTCCATTTCTGGTGGAATGTTTAGTATCAAATATCAACTATTTTTAAACGATTTATATTATTTCAACTCCGTTGAGTTGTTACAATATGCTATGGTCAAGTCTTATCTTGAAGATATTGACTTTTTACTAACACCCGATAAACAAGTAAGATTTAATAAGAGACAAGATAGATTATATCTTGATATTGATTGGGGTTCGGAAACCGTAGGTGATTTTATAGTCATTGAATGCTATAGAGCATTAGACCCTGCATCATTTACACAAATCTATAATGATAGTTTCTTAAAGAGATATCTTACCGCATTGATTAAACGTCAGTGGGGAAGAAACCTCAGTAAGTTTAGGGGTGTTAAACTTCCTGGTGGTATTGAACTTAATGGAGGAGAAATTCTGCAACAAGCAGAACAAGAACTTGCAGAAATTAAGTCAAGAATGACCATGGAATATGAACTTCCACCCCTCGACTTTATTGGATAATGGCACTTAATCCTTTTTTCCTACAAGGGACTGCATCTGAACAAAGATTAGTCCAAGATCTAATAAATGAGCACCTGACTTTTCATGGTGTTGAAGTAACTTATATCCCAAGAAAGTATGTAAATACAAAAACAATTATTGAAGAAGTTCAAACTTCAAAGTTTGATGATAATTTTGCTATTGAGGCATATGTCAATACTTTTGAAGGATATGGTGGTGCAGGAGATATTCTGACAAAATTTGGTGTTAGTGTCAGAGATGAACTCATCATAACAATATCCAAAGAAAGATTTGAAGATTTCATCGCTCCATTTATGGCAGGACAAGATGATGGAACTGATGATTCAATTATGCCGACTCCAACTCGTCCAAGAGAAGGAGATTTAGTTTATTTTCCACTGGGTCAAAGATTATTTGAAGTAAAATTTGTTGAACATGAAGATCCTTTCTTTCAGTTGGGAAAAAATTATGTTTATCAACTTAAATGTGAACTCTTTGAATATGAAGACGAAGTTATTGATACAACTATTGAAGCAATCGACACCCAAGTTCAAGATGAAGGATACATTACCACACTTCAACTTATTGGAGTTGGAAGAACTGCTACCGCTACAGCACAAATTTCTGGATCTGTACCAAGTGGTTATATTAGAACAATTCATTTGAATGATGATGGTAGTGGATTTACCTCACCTCCAACTATTGGATTCTCATCTTCACCAACAGGACAGATTGGTGATACTGCAACTGCTATTGGAATCTTAACTACAAGTGGTGGGGTCACTTCAATTGAAAAGATTTTATTAACAAATGCTGGTGCTGGATATGTTACTCCACCCACAATTACCATCACTGGCGGTGGTGGTGTCGGAGCAGCAGCAACTGCATCTATTGAAACTAGTGGTCAAGGTGTAATTAGATTTAGCATTACTGATGGTGGTGTTGGTTATGGAACTGCACCAACTATTACTATAGCAGGTCCACCAGCAAGTGGTATTGCACACACTGCAGTTGGTATTGCTTCTATCGGTCTTGATGGAAGTAGTAGTGTTGTCAAGTCGATTTTCGTCAAGGAACCTGGAAGAGGATATAGTAGTTCACCAACAGTTACAATTTCTGATCCAGAAACTTTATCAGGTGTCGGAACATATCTCTTCAATGAGATTGTTATGGGATCTCAGTCTATGGTTCAAGCAAGAGTCAAAGAATATGATCAAGATACTCACGTCCTTAAAATCTCAAATGTCAGTATAGGTTCTACACAACCAATTGGATTCTATCCAGGTGAAACTATAATAGGTCAAACCTCTGGTGCAGAGTATCCAGTCTTTAGTTATGTACAAGATGATACTTATGATAAATATACCGAGAACGATGAGTTTGAAACTCTAGGAGATAGTCTTTTGGACTTCACCGAAACTAATCCATTTGGGACATTTTAATGTTAGGAACATATTATTACCACGAAATAATTAGAAAAACTATTATATCGTTTGGAACTTTGTTCAATGATATTCATATTCGCCATCAAGACGGTGCGGGCAAAGATGTTAGTGATATGAAAGTTCCTTTGGCATATGGTCCTAGTCAAAAGTTTTTAGCAAGAATTCAACAACAGGCAGATTTGAACAAAGCAGTTCAAATTACAATGCCTAGAATGTCATTTGAAATGACATCTATTCAATATGACTCAACAAGAAAGTCTAGTTTAGTTCAAACATATAAAACTTGTGATGATGGTGGCAGAGCAAAGAAAGTGTTTATGCCTGTGCCATATAATATTGGATTTGAACTGAATATTCTTTCAAAATTGAATGATGACGCTTTACAAATTATTGAACAAATCCTACCATATTTTCAACCACACTTCAATCTAACTGTAGACTTGATTGATTCTATTGGTGAAAAAAGAGATATTCCAATTATTCTTGAATCTATAGGTTTTCAAGATGATTATGAAGGAAATTTTGATACAAGAAGATCTCTAATCTACACATTACAGTTTATGGCAAAAACATATCTGTTTGGTCCAATCGCTGATAGCAGTGACGGTCTTATCCGTAAGGTTCAAGTTGATATGTACACTAGTACTGATGTCAAGACTGCAAAACGTGAAATGAGATATACAGTAACTCCAACTGCAAAAGAAGATAAGAATAATGATGGTGTTATCAATGAGCAGGATCATAAATTACTAATGCCTGGCGATAACTTTGGATTTGATGAAGAATGGGAATTCTTCTCAGATTCTAAAGAGTATTCTCCTGCAAGAAAAACTGATATTTAATAATCATGAGTGATAATTATGAGTCCATTGACAACGCACTTGATATTGAAAGTAGCATTGTTGAATCAAAACCAATGAAACCTGTTCCACCTAAAGTGGAAAAGGATGATATAAAGAAAGATTATGAGTATACTCGTGCAAACTTATATTCTTTAATAGAAAAAGGTCAAGAAGCAATCAATGGCATTATGGAACTTGCTGGAGAAAGTGCAAGTCCTAGAGCATATGAAGTTGCTGGGCAGTTAATAAAGTCAGTTGCAGATACCACAGATAAACTTGCAGATCTTCAAAAGAAATTGAAAGATTTGGAAGAAGATAATACTAAGAAAAGTCCAAACAACGTTACTAATAATGCTTTGTTTGTTGGATCCACCTCAGAATTGTCAAAGTTATTAAAGCAAGGTTTTCTAAATAATACAGAAGATACTTCCAAATAATGGCAAAGAAATCCTGTAAAAAAGGATATTATTACTGTTACGCTTCTAAGAAGTGTAAGAGAATTCCTATGGGATATGTTGTTGGTATGGGTGGATGGCTCCGCAGAGAAAAAGAAGAAGAGAAATCTTCTGATGATACTGAAGGTACGAAGAAGAATGGCAACGGAAATAGTTCAAATGGCAATGGAAATGGGAATGGGGGGTCTAATGGGGGCTCTAATGGCGGAGGAGTATCAGAGGCGTGGAGTGCAAAGTACAAAAAGTCCATCGATTGCGATAATCCAAAAGGATTCTCTCAACGAGCCCATTGTAGGGGTAGAAAAATGAACGAAGAAAAGAAGAAAGATCACGAGTATTCTATGGCTCGTTCAGAATTGAAAACTATTAAGAATGCTGCTTCTCGTCTTCAAAAGAAGATGGGTAAAACTGGTGAAGGCGAACTCAAAGCATGGGTTCAATCTAAAATAACCAAGGCAGCAGACTATATTGATACTGCAGCAGATTATGTAACTAATGAGGAAACTTGTCCTATCTGCGGACACGATCCTTGCCAATGTTTGGAAGGTGTTATCACTGAAAAACGTGATGGTAAATCTTCCAAGGATAAGGGATATTCTCTCCGTGACTGGTTCAAAGGTGGTGGTTGGAAACAGACCGGTGGTAAATATGATGGTAAGCCTTGTGCTAAACAACCAGGTCAAAAGACTAAACCATATTGTCGTGATGCAGACGACCGTGCTGCTATGAGTAAGGAAGAGCGAAACAAGAGAGCTGCTAAAAAACGTAAAGAAGATCCAAATCCAAACAGAAAAGGGAAAGCAAAGAACGTGACTCAAGAATCTTATTCAAACTGGAGACAAGATCTTCATGAGATCCCAATAATTCCTCTTGCTTTAGGTGCAGGGGCAGCTATTAGTGGTGGAATGTAT